TATTATTAAATTGTATGGTGAATTACTTCGCAGATAATCCAAATAAGAAAAGCAAGAATTACTTAAACAACTTCGTGAAACATTAGAGCAAACTGGATTGAAAGCTCAGATGGAAAAGCAAGCAGAAAATGCAAAATATATGCAAGAAATGTTTTCACGAATTCCAACTCTTATTTACGTAGGATAATATGCCACGATTTGTTAGTCAACGTGATTTTAATTTATTTCAACATTTTAATCGTGAATTAATTAGCGATATAGTCGATGTTGATGTAGTATTATATAAAATTATATTGGATGTGACAACAGTAAACATATACGGGGAATCTACAGAAAAAGCAAGATATAATCCAGTTGAGTTAAAGGCATTGGTAAAATATCCAAATCAACAATCGGATACAAAAGATGGATTTGGTGTGGATGTGACACAAAACGTAGAGTTCAGATTTGTTCGTGCATTATTAGAACAAGTAAAAACGTATCCAGAAACAGGTGATATCATTTACTATGATAACGGATATTATGAAATAGATAATGTCAATGATTCTCAATATGTTGGGGGACAACCACATTACTCTACATCAATTATATGTAACGCGCATTTAACACGTTTAAGCGGACTACAAATATTGGAGTCGGAATTATATGGCTGATTATAGTAATCAAAAATTCAATAAATTACCTGTACAAAATACTGGTGTGGATGTACCGGATGTATCACAAAATCGTGGATTAGATACCACATCAGACGGACAAGACACACCAATAACTGTAACATTACATAATATTGATGAGACATTAATAACATATTTAAATGAAAGAATAAAACCATTGGTTAGACAAGACGGAAACCAAATAAAAGTACCAGTGATATATGGAAATCCAGAACGGTGGAAGAGTGTACAAACAGATGGGATTCTTCGTGATATCCGAGGTAAGATACAATTACCATTAATCATGATTCGTCGTACAAATATGAAAAAAAATGTAAAAATAAATTCTCCTATAAACAAATATTTAGAAAGAGAATTCGAAACAGGATGGAACAGATACAACCCTTACGACAGATTTGCTATAGCTAACGGTATAAAACCTGTAAAGAAAAGATTAACAACCATTACACCGGATTATTTTGATCTTACGTATGAGTGTATGATTTGGACTGAATATATGGAACAGATGAATAGAGTCGTAGAACAGATTTCTTTCGAAGATGATGAATTTTGGGGAGATCGTAATAGATATAAATTTCGTACAAGAATTGACGAATATAAAATAGAAAATGTATTACCAACAAACCAAGACAGACTAGTAAGAACAGCATTTAATTTAAACGTGTCGGCATACTTACTTCCGGAACGTATGTTGGATAAATATGGAAAACTTATGCAAACTTCCCAACAACGATATACTGTTAAAAAAGTCATTACTTTCGCAGAAATTGAAACTGATTAAAATGACGTTTGGGAAAAATAATCTATATTTATACTACGAGTACTAGTATAACCGAAAGGGGGTTTTATGAGTGAGGGTATAAAATTAACAGATGAAGAAATATCATCTATAAAAAGTTTAAGAGAAAATGTAATAAATGTTATTTCTACTATTGGTCAATTAAAACTAACTTCCGATTTACTGAAAGATGAATTGGAAGCTGTAGAAATAAAAATAAAAGAACAAGTTGGGAATTATAAAAACTTGAATGAAGAAGAAAAGAAACTAATAAATGGGTTACTGGAAAAGTACGGCGTAGGTTCATTAGATGTAGATACTGGTGTTTTCACCCCTGAGAAATAAGTAATATTGGAGATTCCGTATGGCAGAACGCATTGTTAGTCCTGGCGTTTTCACACAAGAACGTGACCTTAGTTTTCTAGAACAAGGCATTTCTGAAATCGGTGGGGCATTTATTGGACCGACACCAAAAGGTCCGGCATTTATTCCAACGATTGTTGAAAGCCAACAACAGTTTGAGAATATTTTTGGTACACCTGATAATAAATCGTTTCTAGGCCTTACGGTAAAAAATTACCTCCGTGAATCTGGACGAGCAACGGTAGTTCGTGTACTGGGATTAGACGGATATGATTCTATACAAAACGCTTCCGCTGTATTATATGCAACGGGGTCCAGTGGATCCTTTATTTATGCGATAATCCACCCAACAGTGTCTGGATCAAGTATAGAAAATATAACCGCAACGGGTCCAGCAACGAACTTTTCATTAACAATTTCGTCATCTGCCGTATCCGATGTAACTACATCTGGATTGAGTACAACTACTACCGCTGCATCATATGTAGGAAAATATCTTGGGTTTGGGGTAGAAGGTACTCGTAACGGGTTTATTTACGGAGTGTTCCCAGAAGCAGTAACTTTGGCAGGGGCTAACGTTAGTATGTCTGCGGTAACTAGTTCAGCAGTGTTGAATTTGTCCGGAAGTTCTTTCGGATTGTATTCGCACGCGAGTACACCGTATATTCAGTCACAAACCCTCGGTGGACAAAAAATCAATTTGTTCAAAATACATACATTAACCGATGGTGATGCTGCTAACCGTGATATTAAAGTTTCGATTCTCGGACCAAAGAAAGCACAAATTTCTGGGGATTATGGAACATTCACTCTATTGGTACGTACATTCAGTGATACAGACCAAAGACCAACAGTATTAGAACAATACGACAATTTAACAATGGACCCAAATAGTCCAAATTATATAGCACGCCGTATTGGTAATAGTGCTCCGTACGACGATGTAGAAACCGGTGAACGATATTTCCAAGGAGAATATCGTAATGTATCCAATTATATTCGCGTCGAAATGGCACCGGGAGCAAACGATGTTGATGTAGACGCATTACCATTCGGATTTGCAGCATTGAGCTCACCAATAGGAACTGAATTGAGTAAGATTCCTGCACCAACATTCTTGTCATCAAGTTGGGTATCTGGAAGTACACGTGGATATAGTGTAAACTCAACAAGAAATAATTATGAATTTTACGGATTCCAATATTCGGATGTTAAGAATACAAATATGTCGTTCTTAGCACCACTACCAAGTGGTTCGTCAACTATTGGTGCAGCATTCAATTTGGAAAATCTTCCATCAAATGAATTGTATGATTCCGATGGATATGCAGTAACACCGGCAAATTTCTTAGAAACACCTTCCATAACAAAAGATTTGAAATTTACTATCCCGTTACAAGGTGGGTTCGATGGAGATAACCCAGCACGTTATATTAACATGTACGAAGGTATTACTTCAAATAATACTCAAGGATTTAATTTATCAACATCAACAAGTGATGGATCACGTGCATATAAGAAAGCACTAGATAACATCGCTAACCCAGATTTCTACGATATTAATTTGTTAGTATTACCTGGTGTTGTTTATGAATTACATCCGTATGTAACTAATTACGCTTTGAATATTTGTGAATCACGTGGTGATTGTTTTTATATCATGGATTTAACACAGGCATCACAAACAGTAACAGGAGCAGTTAACCAGGCTGCATTATTAGATACTAATTACGCAGCAGCATACTTCCCTTGGGTACGAGTATTGGATGACAACACAAACAAATTAGTATTCGTACCACCATCAGTAGCTCTACCAGAAGTATATGCATATAGTGATAACGTAGCAGCAGAATGGTTTGCACCGGCAGGTTTGAATCGTGGAGGTATTCCAGGAGCTGCAGGGGTACGTACTCGTTTAGCACAAGTACATCGTGATGAATTATATGAAGGTAAGGTCAATCCAATCGCACAGTTCCCTGGACAAGGTATCTGTGTATGGGGTCAGAAGACATTACAACGTAGATCTTCGGCATTAGATCGTGTAAATGTTCGTCGTTTGTTAATCGCTGTTAAGAAATTCATTGCAAGTTCTGCAAGATTCCTTATCTTTGAACAAAATGTTGAATCCACTCGTCGTCGTTTCTTGAACATCGTTAATCCATATTTGGCAAATGTTCAAGAACGTTCTGGATTGTACGCATTCCGTGTTATCATGGATGAAACTAATAACACACCAGACGT